CAGAAATTACACCGTCCCAGTAGAAGTCATTCGCATCGCAGAACCTAGCAGCGATCTTGAAACGGCTTGTGCTAATAGCGTTGTTACCGATAAACTCGCCAACTCCGTAGCGACGATTAGTTAGCAGGTTATAGGCAATCTCTGGGAACAGATTTGTGGCTCCATACGACTTAGAGCCGACGAATCTTTTAACCTTAATGCCCTCTTCAAAATATCCTGAGAAGTTGCTAAAGGTGCTGATCTCTTTTGAGGACTGGCAGATCAGACCGGCACGCGCCAGGTACTCATACTGCTTGTCCTCATCTTTGTACCATTTGCTGTCATTGATGACGTATTCGTTGACGAAAGTTAGTTTGTGTTCAGGCTCGTCGGAATGGCTTGTAGTATCTGCGTCAAAGTACCAATAATCATTTAGCAGTGAATTTGGATTCTGGTTTGGCTTATCTTTTTCGCCAGTCGCCCAGTAAGGGTGATCCATCTTGGCAATGTCTTTTACTTCTAGCTTTTTGCCTCTGAATCGGATCTCATAACCTTTGGTGTCCTTTGCCTCACGCCAGTCGAAGCGGCTGTTTAGCCAAAAAACATCTTTTGATTTGTAGTTACCGTTTGCGATCCAGGCATTGCCGCATACTGGGATGAATCGAAATTCGTAAAAGTCTTTTGAAGGAAGGCGTACCTGGATAGTGTTGTAAAGAGGTTGAGGGTTTTGACCATGAACGGCAAACACTTCCTCACCTGTTAAGTCTTTCCAGTCGTCGTCACCTTTTTTGATTTCTAGCCGGAACAGCGAGACACGGTCGTAATAGGCGGTGATAGTGCCAGGCTGCCAAGTCTGCAAGTTCTTTGCAAAGTCATTTGCAATGCCTTTATATGTAAATTCAGAGATGTTTGGGTAACCGTTGATCTGTCTATAGACAATGCTTTTTACACCTAGTTCAACCATGTCTACAGCGCGGGTGGTGGAGATCGCACCAACAGCAACTTTCTGAATGGGGATATGCTTCTCGTTGTAAACGTCTTCGTCGTCATCGACATAGATGTACTTTGTGCTTACATAGTTTTTCTCGAATTCCTCTTCGTTGTCTAGATCGTAAGTTACCGATCCGCTTTGGTTGGGTTCGTATGGCGTGCCTTGAGTGCCTGAGCTATTTTTGCGATCAGTGCAGCGGTAGATTCGTGTACCGATTAGATAAAGCTCGCCGACATCAAGTACCGTGTCGGCGTCAATTTTAGACTGGTTAATTGCTGATATACCTTCGTTAAGCCCGCCAATTTCTTCGAGGTTGCTGTCGTCATTTTCTACTTTTGATTCTTCTCTAAGCTTGCCATCACTGTTGAAATGGTCTTCTGTAGCCCGGTTGGGGTCGATAGCATCGTCATCGCAGGCTTGAAAGATCTTGTCAGAATCTTTGTCTTTGATGTAATACTCCAACTCGTCTGACGAGTTGCCCCTCTTTTCCAGCGTTGTACGCCCTGCGTGATAGCCCGCAACATGCTTACGGCGGGTGCCCATAATCTGTTCTTTCTTACCGCTATCGCCGTCACCTTTGCCGGGATATTTAAATGCGTACTTCCAACCGTGACCATTACGAATAGGGGAGTACTGACCAAAAACTGCAGACTGGCTTGGGGTTACCGTTCCGCAGAAGTGCATCACATTGCCGTAGCCATCACTGGGCATATCCGTATTGAACGGCTTAGTACCTTTTTTGCCAATGTCTTTTGTGCCGCCTTTGCGCTGCGTAGAGCTGCCAACAGCGAATGGTTCATTGCCTTTTTCTGATTCACCTCGCGCAAAGAACAAAGCGAGTTTGGCAGACATGTAGCTGGAAATCTTGCTGTCGCCAAATGCAAAGCCCTCGTAGCTTGGTTCGTCGTCCAACTCCCCAGCGCTGAAAAGCAAGATTGCTTGCAGCTCTTGGTACGTCGGTTTATTGATCATTCGCGACCACAGCATTTGCGATTCGGCTCGCACTCCACCGTTGTTGCCTTCGCGCTTGGTAAAGATCAGCGGGACAATTGTTCCAAGGGTGGCAAGCTCCTGTACTGAATCAAACTCAGCAAGCGGTGCGTACTTGGTGCGGCCTCGAATGTCTTGCCCTTGGTAGGCAGCGCCTTGCTTCTTTTGTTCCGGTGAACGAGGTTTAGGAGCTAGTAACGCTCCAACAGCTGACAACGCCAGACCGACGACAAGCGTGACGATGGTGACGGGTTCATTCCTAACGTCCGGTATTAGCTCGCGCCCTTTCTCTTCTTGAACGTGCTGCGAGACCAAGTCGTAATAGTTGAAGTAGTCTTTCTCGCTGATGCCTAAGGTTTCGCAAACTTGTTGTTCCCAGGGCAATAAAGCGCTTCGATATTGAGGGCCTCTTGGTGACTCCAAACCACTTCTGTCCCCGCGAAGCTCAGCCATCCTGGATAATCATCAATGAAGGTAGCCAGACCTACACCGTTACCTGTCTGGCAGAGAGCAACAGTGCCGACATCAATGTCGGTGGTTGGGGTTCCCCATAACTCTAACTGCTCTTTAAAGATTGAATAATCCCTTTGCCTAAGTCTGCGATACCAAGAACGATCACCGGCTGGCGTATTAATACCGTAGGTTGCCAGCACGTAGCGAGATAAGGTCAAGCAGTCGGCTGCGCCATGGAGTTCAGGTTCAGCCCCTAAGCGGTACTTGAGGCCAATTAGATCAAGTCGTTGTAACACGGGCAGTGGTTGGGAGTCGTCCCACGTTGATTTCATCTAAGTACTGGTTGGGCAGACCTGCAAAGACTGCATCAATGGCACTTGCCAATGTGATCTCTACCGTCTCGGCGTCGTAGTTCATTGATGCGCCTATCCATGCTTCGGTCGTCAAAACCTTTTGGACACCTGTGAAGCCTTCGTTTAGCAGGCAAGTGCGAACAGTAATCTGCCGTTTGATGTGATGCTGATTTTTATTGGAGTCGATCATCACGATGTCATAGGCGTAGTCCATCGAGATTTGATTGGTCGAGACGACTAACGCCGCTTCCAAGTTGTCGCCCGTGCGGGTGCGGGTCGCGCCTTGGTACAAGAAAGACAAGAAGGTGTAGTTGTCGCCGTCGTACTTGATTGATTTTTCAGTATTTGCGTTTTGAAAACGGTTCTGAACTACCCACTTGCCTTCGTCCTGCTCGTCATCATCAGGGACGATCCAGTGGCGGATTTCAACGAGATTGCCGATGTGTACTTTTGACATCAGAGCCCAATTTTTGAACGACTAGAGCGAGATTGACGCAGGCGGTTCATCGCCCGTTGTTCGCCTTGCTTAGCGCCAGCATTAACAAGGCTATTTGCTTCGCTGCGTGGGATGTAATCGTTGCCATTAAATTTCAATGTTGGACCGTTGTAGTTAATAGTTGATGCCATCGGCGCTGCTGATGCTGTTTCAGCGTTGGCAGGGCTATACGTTGCTAATGCGTCTTTGGATTGTTCGTTGCTTAGGACAGTGCCAGCAGAATCCGGCACGAACAACTCAGGTCCGCGCTCTCCAACGATGGAAGGCATGTTGGTAGGCGGGCGACCACCGTCGGCAAAGAAGTCCATTGGCGTAAAACCACCACCAAAGTAATTAGTTCCTGTACCAATGGACGGTGTGGCATTAAAGCCACCACTAACGCCGCCTAACAGGTTGCCAAACAGACTTATCAACTGCTGCGTGATGGCGTCCGTCAGAATCTGCATCGCCATGTCCAAGAACTTGTTAGCGATACCTTGGAACATGTCAGCCATCGCCTCTTCTGCCGACTTGCTGCCATCAATGATTGAACGGAACGCACCGGTCATTTCACCGGCGATACCAGAAGCCAGAGATTCGTACTGCGACTTGAGATTTTCAACGGCCTCAGCTTCAGCCGTTAGTGCTCGCAACTGATTGACCTTTGCCTCTGCACCTTCAACACCCTTCTCCTCTAAGTCCTTGATCATTTTGGTCCACTTGTATTCCTCTTCCTTGCCCGCGATCACGGCTTGCAGCCGGAGGATCTCATCGTCGATTGACGCAGTAGCCGACTCCTGCATCTCTGTAATCTGTTCTTCTAGCTTTAAGCGTTCGTTCTGTACCTCTAACCCCTGAGCCTTCAGCAGCTTCTCTGTCTCTGCATCAGACATTGACTTGGCAGCAAGCTCGCCATACTTCTCGGCGATTTCGAGAATCTTGTTCTCGCTTTCAATCATGGCCTTATCGATCTCATTCGTGGCCTGAATTACGGCCTGCTCACGCTCTGCTGCAATAACTAGCTTTTCTGCAGTGGCCAGCTGTTCTTTCATCTGCTCTGCCCGACGTGCGGCCTGATCAGCACCACCGCCACCGCCACTGCCACCGCCAGACGTACCAGGAGAAAACGTGGGAACTTTGGTCTCCACCTTGGGAAGCGGTTTCAGCGAACTACTAGCCGCGTCTGCTGCTGCAAATAGTGCCGCCTCTTGCTCTTTGTAGTTAGCACCAAAGTTACGAGTACCTTTGCCCCAGCCAGATTTATCCATTGCTTCAAATCCATCAGCACGCAACAGCAAACGGCTTAATTGAGTTGCCGCATATCCGATTGCATCACCAAGGCCACCAAAAGCGCTAATGGCATTGCTCGCAGTATTGGAGATGTCTTGTACTAACCCGTTAACCTCTGCCGCAATTTTGCGCATCTGCTCAAGCGCAAATGTGATGCCATTAACAGCATTCGCGACAGCATCAAGGATGGGGATGATTGCCTGGGCTAAAGCTGCTTGATCAGAAAATAGATTTTCAAAGGCAACGCGAACACGATTCCAAGCGCCATTAATTGTGTTTGCTGCTTTTTCTTGTGCTGCCTGTGCTGCGCCCGCAGCATCTGTTTGATTTTCAAGTAACTCTTGGGCCTTCTCAAGATTATTAATAACAGGCAAAAGGGCTGGGCCTGCTTCTGTGCCTAGCGCTTTGAGAATGGCGCCAGTGTCTAGGTTTTTGAACTTCTCCAAAGTACCGAGCAACCCATCTGCTTCAAGAGAAGCTGAATTGATCTCAATCCCAAAACTAGCAAGCGCTTTAGAAGCTTCCCCACTAGCCAGCCTGGCCAACGCACCTTTCAGTCCCGTAAAGGCCACTTCTGCCTGAACACCTGAAGCCGTTGACTGAGCAATAATCGTGTTGACTTCCTCGATGGGAATTTTCAAGCCAGCCGCAGCCGACGCCACCTTGCCTATGTTCTGCGCGTATTGATCAACAACGATCTTGCCGTCATTCTGCGTTTGAATAAAGCCGTCAATTAACTTGCCAGCTTCATCCGCGCTCTTGCCATAAGCATTCAAAACAGAGGTGGCGGCATCGCCAACCGTGTTGATGTCCGAGAAACCACCAACCGCACCAAGACTGGCGGCTTTAAGCACCTTGGCTGCATCAGCCGCATCAGTAAATCCAGCCGATGCAACGTCATATGCAGCAGCAGTTAACTCAGCAACACTTGCATTGCCTTTCAGCTCTTTTGAAACTTGCGTCAGCTCTTTGACTAGAACCGCAGAGTTGACACCCAGCGATTCAACTTTGGCCACCGCAAAGTCCTGACCAGCAATTGAACGAAATGCCGCAGACAAGCCACCAATAGCGGCCAAGGCAAGGCCAATAGGACCTAAAGCGGTTTTAACAGCAGTTCCAAAGGCTTTGACGCCTCCCGATGCACGCTTGGAAGCTTTAGCCGTCTGGTCAAGCTCGCGATTCGTCTTTGGAAGTTTGCCTTGCAACCTTGTGACTTCTTTTTCAAGCGCCTCCATTCGGCGCTCTAGCTTCTGCAGGTCAGATAAACCTTTTATATTTACAGGTATATCGACTGGTGCAGTAGCCACAGAAAAAACGCCGATAGATCAAGTCTAACGGCGCGCTTTAGTTGCTTTTTTCATAGCGTCCGCTTGCTGATCATTCATCAGCCCAAAGTACGCCACCCATAGCCAAAGCTCTTGGTACGTCATCTCACGCCTTAATTGGCCGAGAGTTAATCCAAGCTCTTTAGCTACATGCAGTTCAGCTAAAAGGCTATTTTCCTTTTTTAACTGACTCTTGATTACTTTTTAGGTCAAGGTCAATTTCCTCCTCTTCCTCAGTCTCATTCATGGCACCCATGAGCTTGGCTGCGGTAGCCATCGACAAGACACGCATTAATACCGGCAAAGCATCGCTCTGATACTGCGGCTGACCACCCTCATCCATCGCCTTTTTAATGAACAAGCGGGCAGTGCTTTCCAGCATGTCCTCAGGATCTTTGCTGGCTTTCTTGGCGGCCTGATACTCAGCAATGGTCATTGGCTTTGACCAGAAAGTCAAATCATGACCATCAATCTCTAGCTCGTGCTTTGTGAGCTTGTTTTCATTGGCTGCAATTTCCAGCAGCTTATCCAGCTGACGCATGATGATTTTGTGCTTACGCAATGAGAATAGCTCAGGCGTAAGGGGAGGTAAGCACTACTCCCCCGACACCCTGGGTCGCAGCTCATCGCTACCCGCATTGAGCTTACCCAAGAAAAAAGCCCCGACAGACGGGGCTGAGTGATGGGGGATGCCCCATTGAATCAGGCAATTTGCGTCTTGAACAGATGAGCAACATTGCTGATCGTATAACCGATTTCAGCAGTAATGGGATCGTCAGGGTTAACCGACAGTGACATCGACTCAAGACTTACGTCTGCCTCGATATACATCGAGTTAGTCAGATCAGGTGCAGGGGTGGCCTGACCATCTGACACGGTGTTGACGAACAACCGAACGCGTGCACCTTCTTGAGAAGACAGCATCACGTTGTCCAGCATTCGCTGGCCCAAGGCGTCATCGTTATCGGTAAAAATCACCGTGATGGTGCCTGAACCTGACGCATAACCCGGCTGGGTTTTACGGAATGCGGCGTATTTGCCAGCAGTCGCTGAGCCGCCAACACCACATTTCAGGGTCGTCACATCGAGCGACTCGCGTTCGATAGACAAATCCCAGGACTGGATCTGACAGACAGCACCAAACGGGTCGTACTTGATCCCAATGTGGCCACCAGCAGTGTCGTCAGTACCTGTGCCGCCATCACCATTAAGCGTGATTGCAGTGCCGCCTTTAGTCGCTGATACGTCAATTGACGTGTCAGCTTTGGCGACCACGTAATACTGCGTCCCAGCTGTCAACGCGGTGTCAATAGAGCCACCCTCTTCCTCAAAGACGACAGGATCGCCAACGCGGAAGTCATGCTGGGCAGGAACAGTGATGCTGGTGCCAGCTGGAAAATCAGTGAAGTCCAGTAGACAAAATTTTGTCGCGGATGGCGTGTAATAAAGAGAGCCATCTTGGCCTGTTAAGGCGCTAGTTGAGCAAGCGACGGGCACTTGATACCTCAGAGAAACAACAAAGGGGCGTGTTGTCTCGGGGGCAGAGACACCTTTAGGTTACTGAAGCCAAAAAGGGGCAGTTAAGCGTTGCGACAGCGTAAGGTTCATCACCAGACAAAAGGTTCTGAGGGCCATTGATTTGCCCTGCTTTGACCTTTACCGCTTCGCCCCAGTCATAAAGACTGTTCATCACCTTCATGGCTTCAGCGCTGTATTGCTCCAGTGCCTTCATCCCGCGCCCGCGCGGGACATAAATCGACAGCTGCAGGTTGCCGTTAATTTGCTCTACAGCACCGTCAGTGACACACACCGTCGGGATGGTGGTGTCGGAATAGCTGATCAGGCAAATGACATAGGGCAGCGCAGGTGGCGTTTCCTGCACGTTGTCGAACATCACCTCGATAGGTGGAGTCAACGCTTGAAACGCCGTATAGACCTTGGTCTCAATATGCGCCCGAATGTCGGCAAAG